TCTATCATAAGCCTTTGACACTTATCTTTAGAAAAGTTTACAAAGGGTGTATACTTCTCGATTTTTCTTTTGTTATCAGGCCAAATAATGGTATCTGATATCTTAGAATCTTCTCGTTGTACAAACCCAAGTATGGAATTTAGAATCACCACTGTTTCCAGCGTAATATCTTCTTGCATCCACATTTGTACGATCATTGGTTGTTGACCATCTACACTTGTGAATAGATTATCAAACTTAACACCAATATTAATATCGATTATTTTATTTATATCAATTGAAAACACTCTATGAATACTTTCTTTGATTTTTTTATATGTTGCATAGTAGCTTTCTGCCTCACTATCCATCATATCTCCTACGTATTTCTGTTCATTAATAAACTGAGATACATAAAATTCTTTTAAACTTCCATTATACTTCTTTGCTAGCTTAGCAAAAAAATATTTATCTTTCCGATTTAAGAAAGATTTTGGTGTTACATTTGTTTTATAATTATACTTTATTGCATCATAACTACCTTCGAAATGTAGCTTTAATGCGTTATATAATTTATAAGATTCAAATGGATCATTCATATTGGTAGTTTATTTCCTTTCTTAACTCTAATTAAGTTTAAGCCAGATGCTTCTGCTTCTATCTTTTCTTTTAAAGAATCAGTTAATAGCTTTTTAAGATTACTATAATCCATTCCTCTTTTTTCTATGATAAAAGTAGCTGCATCAATATAGCTTAAGTTTCCTTTCGCGACTAATTGTTCAACTGCTGTCGAAAATCTTTTTCTAGTCATAATTTTAACATCTAAATCTACACTCATAATACTCTAAGTAATATACAATCGACATTAATTCTACCATTTGGTACACTAACTTTAGTTGTTAATGTGTCCCATACTTGTTTATCGATTTGTTTAATAGTTCTATTTAAAATGAGTGGTAGTATTTCATCTGGCTTTCTAAGCGTAGCTGATCTACTTGATTCACATATGTTTTTAATGGTAGTACCACTTACCTCAAACCCCTTTGTTGAGTTTGTTTTATACTGTATAAGTTTTCTTGTTTTAGTATTATATACAAACAACAACTCTTTTCCAGGAATCATTACAGGATTAATAGACATTAGTTTAGCGTCAATATCTTCAACCTTGTATTTAAGATTCTTAACTTGAACATCAGAGGCTTTTGGCTTCTTCGTTCTTGGAACTCTTGCTGCTTTTGCAGCTGCTTTAAGCTTATCTAAATCTTCAAATACTGTGTCCATCACAGCAATCATTTTCTTTAGATTAGCTTTAGATACGTGAGAATATGCTTCTACTGATTGATCACATGTTTTATTATATGCGTCAACTATTGGTTGATATTCTAACATAACTTGATCTCTAAACATATTAAGCACTGCACCTTTTAATTGATACTGCTTAAATAGTTTATATACATCAATCTTTTGCTTGAAATCGCCATCCATCCAACCATCAACAATAGCATCCCAATCTCCATATATGGTATCTACCATTTTTTGTCTCATTCTTTCCTGAATGGTTGGTGGTTTAGGCTTAGATGATTGTTCTTCTTTGATTTCTTTTACGATTGTTTTGGCATAAGCAAGTTTTTCTTTATAATCTTGCTCAATTCTACTGAGTTCGCTTTCATTATATTCGTAACCTCTATAGAAAAGTTTGACACTTTTACCAATTGAGCCAACTAATTCCCAATCTTTTAATTTTTTTAAAGCTTGAACTTCTTTTTTATTATATCCGAGTTGATCTTGAGCATATTGTAAGATAGTTGGAATATAATCTTTAGAATTATAATAGTAATTATACCAATGAGCTGCTTTAGTCCATTTACTACTACGATTTTCTGTAGTTAATTCACCTGATGCAAAAATCGGTTCTGCACCCATATACTTGTCATCGAGTGTAACTCTCTGCTTTCTTAATTTCGTTCTTACTTTATTTTCTGCCATATATTACTCCTAAAAATATTGTGCAACATAAGCCACCCACAATGGTAGTGTGACTATTATTGTAATCTTTATAATATTATCATTTATAAATTTTTCCATAATTTTCCTATTATACCATACTTTTTATTCGATGTAAACAGGCATGGCGCATTTTTGATATGATAAGGAGTAGTGTGCGCCATGCCTGCACATCAAGACTCTGATGAATCAAAGCCTTCGTAATCTTTTACTCCTAATACAAAATTCTCTGCAGCAGATTCTGCATAAGCTTCTGAGTGCGACGGATACCATTCAATACTCAATGATTTACCATTAGATAGCATTCTAATACCATAATAGTTTTCATCAAGTTCTACTGTCTTAAGTACCTCTGCAGATCTGTTCGAATATTCTCCTGAACCACTATATTCAGATAGCAATACATAATTTGTTTTAGCCATTATGTGTTATCTCCATCTCTATTTTTTACTTTATCTTTGTCGAACAAAGATTGTCCTTTTTGTTGTGCTACCATCTCTGCAGATGCGATTGCGAAAAATCCTGCAAATGTTAGTAGTACAAATCCTCCAATAAAACCAATTGTTGTTTCCATAATTATCTCCCTATGTGTTTTACATCTTTTTGTGGAATTACTTGGTATGCACCTTTATTGTATGCAGGTGCAACTGTAAAGTTTTTTGATGCTTCAGCTTTCCATGATTCATCCTTTTCTGGAGTATATGTGCTACTGATTGGCATCGATGGATATTTCTCTCTATGATCTTCCATCTGTTGTTGAGCAAATGTTTTTGGTTGTGCTGTCATAGGCACAAATTTAGGTTTGCTCTTCCTAACTGACATTGATGTGGTCTTACGTTTTCTGCCACATGGCGAATATCTTAAACTTCCTGAATAAAAACTTGTCATTCCCATTATGTATTCCTCACATAGTGTTCTAGTAATTCATTACCTTCTAGTATTCTTCCAAAAGTACGAAGCACTTTACCATTTTGTTTTCTTACAATATAACCACAATTATATTCGATATCGGTAACACTTCCGTTCTCGGTATCTTCAGGGTGGTCATCATAATACATACTACTAAATGAATGTATATGTATTGACTTAGTTTTCATTGACCACTCTTCAGCTTCTAATAATAATCTTTGCCTTTCTACTGTATCGTCGTACTGTGTCATACTAATCCCAATTATCTTGATCCTTCATAGAATTATATGTTTCCATGTATGATGTACCTGCAAGATAGTCTTGTGTTTGCTTTTCTGTATAGTACATATTTTCTTCTTTGAAACAATCTAAATTTCCTGGAGATTGATGTCCAGCTTTCTTAACTGATGCAGTTAGTTTATTGTAATAATCTTTTGGTTTACTATAAACATTCTTGACTGCTTGCTTGAACTCTTGTTCAGCATCGTATTTTGCTTTTTCTTCTAACAAAACTTTTTTGATATCTTCAAAATTCATAATTTACTCCTTTATAATGGTATATTATACCACAACTAAAACTATTTGTAAACAGTTTTTTAACTATTTTACCCAAACGTGATGATATTTTTCAGGAAGGTCATCACACGTATACTTGTCTGATTCGACATAGTTTATTACCTTCACGCATTCTCCAGTAGAGTGACTTATTTGAACTTCAGGGAGATTCAATGAGTACATCAAAGCACCAACAAATAGAAGTCCTGCAAATAATCCTCCACCAATAGCAAATACTTTATCTGTCATAATACTTTCCTATTACCAATAGTTCCGAATGGTTGTTCTACAATCTCTGTTACAGAACATCTATTATCATGAGCAATTTGCTCATCAGTAGCTTGTTTTTGAGCTTGAAAAATGGCTTCTTTGTCATTCTCAGCAAAAACATACTTTTCTAAAGTTACTACATATCTTTTCATTAGTGAAACATCTCCTTTTTACCGTTAACCATTAAATGAGTAACGTGCATATTACCAATTGGATTTAAAAATCCATAATCTTCTAATTTATTACACATGGAATCCCAATCGTCTCCATCTTTTGAGAGAGCTAAGTTTTCTAATTCTTTAGGAACAGGAATTATTAAAATTGCTTCCTCTCTTATAACGCCATCATAACAAGGATGACCATGTATTTCAACAGCAGCTGATTTTCTATCAACTGCTGGTTTGCAATCCATTTGGATTCTCATTACGCAACCACCTTAATCATACCAAGTGGAACGTTCCAAATCATATCGCCAACTTCAACCTTAGCTTTTGATCTGTTAATCTTAAGAATCTTGCCAGGTTCTTTAACCTTAGGACTATCAACTTCAACAACCGCACCAACAAAAAGACTTGATTTTGACTTAGCATTCTCAAAATCTTTTAATTGTTTATGTTTGATCTTAACAAGCTCCCAAAGCTCGTGACACTCTTCGATTGAAGATAGTGAATTCACTGCGTTAATAACTGACTTTTTCATAATTTACTCCTTTTATCAATTTACTGGTCTATTATACTAAGTGGGCAGAATATGTACATGCTTTTTTTAAAAAAAAGTACATAAATTTTATACATATTTTTTATATAAAACATCGTTTATATAACTTCTCTTCCAATGCATTAGCTTGTTTTTCCCATGGTTGATGTTCGTATACACATTTCTCATAGTTACGTTTTTTCCATAAATTACCATCTAATTCTTTACGTAAGAACTGTTTTGCGTGTACCATCTCATGAGCTAATGTTTGCATTTGATCTTCAAATGGAATAGTACGATTAATTTGTATATCAACATCATATACATCGCCTATACAATAACCCCACGCGTCATCTTCCATTACACTTTTAAAACGTATAGTAATTTCTCTGTTTCGAAGACGATGTATATTTAGTTCTTTACATAAATTAATTACGTATAATAATACTCTATCTTTATCTTTGATATGAGATGGAATGTTAATATCTAACAATTAAAAATTTCCTTCTTTTCTACTTACAACTTGTATACAATTGACACCATTAGATTTCCACATATCTACGACTTTATTTCTATCATCGTACACAATATCTGGATCTTGACCTAAAATATCATCTTGTCTTAAAAATTCTAATATATCTCTTTTGAATATTTCGTCTGGCCTATAATCACCAGGTCCTCTCATAAAAAGAATTGGATTATCGATACCTATCCAATTTCTTATTTGATCAATAGTAATATCTCTTTCGGTATTATTTCTAGCTGAAACAAACATTACTGTATCACCTTCTGCAACATGCATTTTTGCTAATTCACAAACATGTTCTATAGGTGTATCATTTACAGTTTCAGCTTTAAATGAATCCCAATCATTATTACCATTTGACACAAAGTGTCTTCGATGATTACAATCGGCTATTGTACCATCGATATCAAATACTACGTTTTTTATTCTATCCTTAATCATGTACCCATTATACCAAACTCTGGGAGCTTTGTACATGCTTTTTTTCACTTTTTTTAGATTTTTTTGTTATAAGTATATAACTTTTTGTTATAAGGAAGGGAGAGTTATTAGTCCAACAGAATCCATAACCTCTATGTTATTAATAACGGCAATCGTAGTAAGAATGTTAGGAAATATTAGATCATCAGTATTATCACCCGCAAGATGCCATAATAAACCACCAACAGTTAATTTAAGAGCAACTAATTCTCCAAGTGCAGGTCTTTCTCCTAATATAGGATTAGTTTCATATACTCTTGGATGTTTTAAGCCTCTATAAGTTGTATATACGTCAAGAGAATTAACTACGATAAAATATGTTTTAACTCTTTTTTCATCAAACTGTGAGAATCGTAACTCGCTCAGATTTGCCTTTGACTTGTATGTTATCGACTTGAGTATAGCTTCGTTCCGAACTTGCTCTAGCAGTGAATTGTGATAGCAGCACTCGTACCCCATCGTAATTGCGAGTTTGGCCTTCGAGTCTAGCTGCGAGATTAACGGCATCTCCAATGACGGAATAGTCAAATCGAGATTCTGATCCCATGTTTCCGACGATGCAATCCCCGGTATTAATACCAATACCAACATCAATACGGGGTAAACCTTGTTCTTCCAATTCTGCAATAAGTTCATCTGCTGCTTCTACTATTTCAATAGCAGTTTTAACTGCCATATCTGCGTGATTTTCGCATGGTAAAGGTGCGTTCCAGAATGCCATAATGCAGTCACCCATATACTTATCAATTGTTCCACCATTTGAAAGTATAATTTTTGTCATACGGTCTAAGTAATTATTTATAAGTTTTACTAAACCCTCTGGATCATTATTGTTTTTATAATGCTCTGATATTGGTGTAAATCCAACAATATCCATAAACAAGAAAGACATTGTTTTTCTTTCTCCTCCAAGCTTTAAAAGAGAAGGATCTTTTTGTAATAACATAACTTGACGTGGATCGAGATATGTTTCAAATTGTTTCTTAATTTGTTGTCTTAGTACAAATTGCTTATAGAAGTTATTAAAGCTTGTTGAAGTGAATAAAAGTATATATAATATAAGTGGATAACTTAGGTCGGAGAGGATCCTTAATTCAGACCATAACCACCACGTACCAAACCCACTTCCTAATAAAATACTAAGGAATACTATAGATGATGTCAAGATTGATGTATAATAAGCAGTCAGAATTATTATTGAACCCAACAAAAACATTAAACCAAACTCCAGAGCCTCTGACCAAATCGGACGAGATATCGATATTTCATCCATTATTGACTGGATGGACGCAGCTTGAATATGATGAGATGATCGCAGACCAGCAGGTGTTGGTATTTGAGCAGACAATCCCTTCGCGGTTAACCCAATTAGAACTGTTTGACCCTGAAGATCTGGAATAGGTTCTCCATATTCTAATTCAATAAATTTATAATTTGGATTAATCCACATAGAACCATTACTATCTGATTTAATTCTAAATGGTCGTAATATAATTTCTTCGATTCCTGCATCTTGTATTTTAACTGTGTATGATGGTTTTTCGTTTAAAACTCGAATAGTTTCTAATGCAAACGAAGGATATAACTGATCATTTATTTGCGATATAAGTGGTATACGTCTTACTAATCCATCAACTTCAGGCATAGCATTTGTAAGTCCATGACCCCATGCTCCTTCTTCGATTTGTGGAATATTAGTGACTAATCCTTCGTATTTTATAACCCAATCTAATGGATCACCTGTACCAAATATAGCTGTACCGACATAAGGTGCTTGAGAACTTCTACCTTGAGAATCTGCATCTTGTGCCAATATAATACCATTATCTTTTACCCATGATGCAAATACTTCGTCTCCTCCGAATCTATCGTTCTCTGGAAACATAATCGTGAATCCAATATAACCTGCACCAGCGTTTCTTAGATCTGATATCATTTGTGCATATTGGTGTCTTGGGAATGGATATTGACCGTGCGCGAGGAGCGCTTTTTCTCCAATATTGAGTAGGATTATACTATTAGATTCACGAGAGGGCACTGTCTTAATATAGCTATCGAATGTATTTAATCTTAATTGTTCAATAAGAGGTAAATCAATGATACGTAATGATAGTAACCCAACAAAAAGAATTATTGTTGTCCAGATGGACGTTATATACTTCATTAGTTTTGTGTTATTGATACACTACAACCACCGACTGTTTGACAATCTTGTGAAAGTGTATATGATTGATCAGTTGATGTTTGTTGTAGTAAATATAAATTTGTAGGATATGAACCACCAAGTGTAATAGTTGCTGAATGGCTACCTTGTCCTTCTTGTTTTATCCATGCTTCGTTGTAATCATTATTTGTTGTAAGTGAAAGATAATGGTCACCTTGCCTTTGATGTGTATAGATATCGTTGTAATCGCTATAAAGATTTATTTCTGCACGTATAGTATCACCTGAGTCATCATTTCTTTGTGTTCCGATAAGTGTATTATTATTTCCATGTATATCTAATCTAACATACATTCCACCATACTCATCGTTATCAATAGTAAAATTACCTGTATCTGAAACAACAAATCCTTGTCCAAATTTTACAGTGTTGTTATTACCTGATATATGAAATCCAAAATAGTTATTTGTTGGACTATTTCCTGTTGTAGTGTTTTGTTTAATGGTAATAACATTATCAGTTCCATCTAAATCACCACCCCAATTATAACCTGAACCCCATGTATCAGTCCATTTTACAGTATTGTTTGCACCTGTTTGCAGAATATCTATAACATTATCTGCACCTCCAATTGAAAAATAAATCTCTTGATCATATCCTCTTTGTTCTAATGTAAGATCTAAATTATCTGATGCAGTTGGTGTTTGAATGTTAATTATATTATCATCTGCATATATTGGAAGTACCATAAAATAACATGCACCCCATGGTAATATCCAATATTTAAAAATTGTTTCTCTAATTTTTTTCCAATTCATATATGTATTTATACTAGTTTTGATTGATAATTACAATTATATCTTCAGCATCATTTCCAGTAATAATTCCTTGATAACCGGGAGTTGTTGTATCTAATGTGAAATTACCACCTGCAGCAAATTCAATTTCTATTACACCATTTACATTTCTATATAGAACAAGATTACCATCACGTAAAAATACATTAAATTGTGATTCATCATTTAAGCCTCTTGTTGCACCTTTAATATCAAATTCGCCTAATGTATCAAATAAATCTGCCGAATCTACGACAGAAAGAAAATCTAATAAAAATTCGACATCTAATTCATCAATATCTAATTCACTAAATTCTTCTAATTCATCTTCTGCAAGTTCATCTTCTTCTAATTCATTAAATTCTAAGAAATCTATATCCAATAAACCTTGATCTTCGTCTTGTTCGTCCTGTAATTCTTCCTCTATTCTTTGTTTTACTTCAGGAGGTGGATTAACAATAAACATATTATCAATTAAAGCTGGTGTAATACCATTAATGACTGTCGATGTTGTTGGTGGTGTATCGGTTGTTGTAACCATTGTTGCAGCGTATGCTTGATCAAGTGTTACTGTACCACCATTATTTGAAACTTCTATTACACCAGATGGATTGCCTTTATCATCAGGTAGAAGTATAACCAATGAACGTCCAAGTTCATCGATTGTTGTTGTAAAATCTGTACCACGAACTGCAATAGTAGCAGTTGGTGTTTGTATGTTTATATTTGCTTTATTAACTAATCCTAATTTACCTGATGCGAAACGTGCAGTTCCCATTGCCATTTTTAAAGACATTTTAGATAATGATGGATCTGGATCGTAATAAATCTCGTCTATTAAAACGAGAGAATGTTCTTTTAATTGTAATTCTGCTTCATCTAAAAATTCGATGAGCATACGACCTTTTGCTGTTTGTGCTTGATCGTATAATTCTATTTTGTCTGTTTGAATTGTTTCTTTATCGCGTAAAACTGATGTTACGCCCGTAGATTCTCTTACATCGCCAATGGGATTAGCATAGCTAACCCCACTGATGAGTAAAAGACTAAGAGTCGCTGCCGCTGTCTTTTTGATTGATTGTAATAATTGCATTATCCGATGTTACGTCTAATACGATATTAGCATTTGGTGATGTACAACCAACACCAGCACCTGTTGCACAAGTACCAGAAATTTGATTAATATCAATATCAGCACTATCACCTACTAAAGTAAGCTCTAAATTTTGAGCTCCGTCATTCTGTAATGTATTAATATTATTTGAATCACCTGTAATATCAAAATTCCAAACGTTATCATCAGATTCAAAATCTAAATCAAATATGTTTGAACTACCAATCAAGATTAAATCAGCATCTAATCTCTCTGCACTAACTGAATAACCCTGATCTAAATCAAATGTGTTACTGTCTCCAGTTACATCAAAATTTATATTTGAGCTATCTGAACTGCCAATATAACCGATATTCCAATCGATTTCGTTTGAATCACCTGTAAAATCAAGCTTATAATAAGAACTATCAGATACAACTGGTCCAAATAAAATGTTTTGATTACCAGTAAAATCTAAATCGAAATCTAAACTCGAACCAGTAATACTCATTGAAGTACCTGAGCCGCTTGAAAAATCGTCTCCTCCAATTTTGTTACCGAAACCAATTTGATCGATATACAATTCTAGTGTATCACCAGATTGTGTGATTTTAATTTCGTTGTCATCAGTGGCTTGTGCGAAAAGTGAAGATGTCGACACTAAAACTCCTGCAAGGAGTATACTATATAGTTTATTCATTTTCGTTTATTTCCTCTGTTAACGGATGTTTCGCATTCGCACCGTTGTTTTGATGCGGATGGCGATGTCCATCCTCAATAATCCAATAACCACGATCGTGGCCTTGGTACACTAATTCCAGTACTCCTGCTTCAATAGCGGTTCGTACTGCGTATGTCACAGACTCATTATTTCCCACACCGTCCTCATATTCCAACAATGTGGTGCTTTGATCGACGAATCGAAAAATATCACCACTTCCACCATAACTAAGAATTGTCTTCTTAGCTTGAACGTTTAATAATACTTCTCCTGTTAAAACTGAAACAGCTCTAATGGAGACGGTTACAACATCTTGTTGATATCGTTTACTCTTACCAATACCCAGTAATCGTGCGCCTCGACCACCTGTTTGAATATTAGTATCGTATCCAATAATTCCACCTTCAATAATCATACCAGCGAATAAGAGTGGATTTAATGGTTGCGGACCACCGTCGCCCGCAAACTCTTGTCTTGCACTTCTGATAATCTGACGTTCTCTTACTAGATTATCAATTCCTTGTCTTTCTACTACTCTAAACCATGTACCACCACCTGCAGTTTTTAATGCATCGATCAACATTTCAGTTCCGCCTTGAGTAACTGCAGTTGAAAAATCAGCAATACCTGGTCTTGATTTTCTTTGTCCTGTTTTATCAATAAAGTTATATACCGCAACAATTGGTCTTTCTTTTGCTGCAGGTAAATTTAATAATTCTACGTATGATGGTAGTCTTACAACTTCTGCTTCTTCTACACAAATATAACTATGATTTATTGTTTTATCTAATAGTGCTTTTGTATTAGGAATAGTAGAACTATCAAAAACAACTTCGTGTTCTATTAAACCTTTTTCGTAATCAGATTCTTGAAAAGTAATTTCTTTGCACTCTTTTGGCTCTGCAGACCAAATAGGAGTCGATGATTCATTCATCAACCCTAAAATAAGTAATAATCCTAATACAGCTTCCATTTAGCCACCATCCGGATCTTGGCCAAAGTTACCAGAACCGATTGGAATTTCTAAAACAGTTGTTGTTCCATCGTCCATAACTATAGTCATTTTAATATATTCTGTGCCATCTTCGTTTGTAATAACTTCATAGGTAACTGTGTTACCTTCTAATACAAATGATCCAAATCTAACTGCATTATCATTACTAAACATTGATTCAACTAGCTGTTTTGATAGTTGAGCATAAATTCTGCTCTCTAAGTTTCGAATGAACTTAGCCATTGTAGTATTTTCTGCTTCTCTTTCAGCTGCTTTACGTGCAGCTTCCATAGCATCTTTAATTGCTTTCTTTCTGCTATGTTCCTGATTCTCAATCGTTAAATAATGAGCACCAGTACCTATTCCACTAAATGATGGATTTTTAAATTCATGTACAATATCTGCTGCAGCCACGTTTGGTGATACCGCTAAAATACTAACCATGAAAATAGTAATTAATGTAGCAATTTCGAAATTTTCTTTACACTTCTGTTTCTTCATTTTCTTTTAATAATTCCTGTCTTTCACGATATTCTAAAACTACCTTAATTTTTTCTTGTAATCTTATCATATCTTGATCTAGCATTCTCACTTGATCAATTAATCTAATAAGAGACATATGCATCTCTTCAATTTTTGGATCCAATTCTTTATTTACAAATTGCCATACAAAATATACAAAATAACCTAAACCAACTATAGCAACGGTTGTAAATCCATATTCGGCAATTAAAACAACAGGATTAATTGAATCCATATTAATCCCTTCTGACGTCTATTTTACCGTCTTCTACAAAATTCTCTGATCGTGCCACTCGGTCAATCGGTGGCGTCAAATCCAATGCGCTTGAAACTAATAAATCAATCTTTACAATTTCGTTGTTCATAGTTCTTGCACGTGTTTCTAAACTCTTAGTAAATATATTAAGAGTATTTATTTGATCTATAATACCAGAAAATAATTGTTTTATAATTACAAATATAAAAATACCACTCGCCATTGCACCGGCGATTGGTAAACCCACCTCTGATATTAAATCAAATATTTCACCCATTTATTAATGTGATTTAGCTATTTTTACAGCTAAAATACCAGTAGCTGCTGCTTGCAACTTCTCGTGTGGCCACTTTTTAATGACTTCAACACTATTAGGTAGTATGCTTAATGTACCTACAGTTGCATCACTAGCGTCTGTTACAGTTACAACAATAGCTGCCGCAGTAGTATTATAACATCTTACTAAATGTGCAGCATCAAAATCTGTTGAAGCTAAATGTGCTAAAGCTGTTTCTGAGCCCATTACATCAATTGCCATATTTATTCTCCATTTCTTCTTTTGTTAAATTCCAATCTGAATGTCTAAAAAATCCTTGTTTTTCATGACACCAGAACCAACCTCTATCTTCGCCTTGATCTTCGTTAGTGTGATAATATCTTACACTGCCTCGAGTCTCGACATAAGTCTTTCTGCTCTGTTCGTTACTTGTCTGTACCATCGTGAATCTCTGCCTTCTATAGCAGCCTCCTTCCAATCTCCTTCGAGAATTGCTGCATGCATTTTTTTAAATTTACTTAATCTGGTCCTACCCATATTAAACATCATGTTGACCAATATCTGCTGGACTTCGTCGGGTAAAGCACTAAATCGCCCGTCTTCGTATAGCTTATTACATTCTTCGATGGCGATATCGAGATCACGTTCGAAGCATTCTTTGACTCGCTCTTCGGAAACCACAGTGCCAACTTCAGATCCATATTCCGGATCAGAGTCGAGTACCAAGTGTCCCACCCCAAAAGTAGGATATCCCAGATGGTCTTTATATATTGCATAAACCACTCCTTCGTCCACTTTTAACTGTTCAAAAACAGCATCTCTATCTAATGTTGTATCTTTTCTAAAAAACATTATTTTATCCTTTTTAATTTTGTTCCAAAATACCTTATCAATATCTTCTGTATTAAGAGATAAAGTACCTCGTGTAAGTTTTGACATACTTAATTTCTCCAGTAGTCCCCTTTACAGTAAATCCATACTGCATAATATTATCTGTGATATCACCATTATGTATAAAGGATATACTATTGGCATCGCAAAATTCTTTTACTAGATTTTGAGGAGCCTGAAAGTATATATCATAATGTTCGTCTATGTTTTCATCTTTATCATGAATCATTGCTACATATAAGTTAACATCACCATCATTATGATCAACTCTACGTTCAGTATCGAGATTCCATAACCAATCTGGTAAAAATGGAATAACCATATCATCTCTTTTATTTGCTAAAAATCCTGGCCAATTATAAACTGCCTTACATAAAACAGCCTTTGTAACTTTATCAAATTTTAATCCCCACCATTCTCTAAAATGATCTGAGTTACTTGATAATCCAAAATCTGATACAATACTTGAAGGCATGGCATCGAAACAATACCATGAAATACTATCATTAACATAAGGTTCTCTATCAGCACCATATTCTGATACTAAGTTTAATGGATTAGATTCATAATCAGAAACTTCATCAGCCCAATCTGCTTCGAGTTTGGCTTTAATTTCCTGACCTTGTGTTGATCCTATTGAGTAATCGCTTCTTCCTAAAACACCACCCATATATACATCATCTCTCATATTATTCGTATTTAATACAATATTTTGAGTTGCAAAATGACTTTGTAAATATCTTTGAGCTCTTTGCATAAGCAATCGATCGGGATTACCTTTTCTAGGAATATAATGCGTAACTCCAGCGTAATCGGAATCTATTACGATTGCTTGATTTTCTTCTAATGTATATGTAATTGCCATAATTTCCTATTCTATAAATTGTATTGTATGTGTTCCATTAGTTGATGGTGTTGTACTTGTTCCAAAGTAATTTGCAAAAGTTTTACTACCAGTAGCTGTTACATTTGCAGCAGTCCATGTCATAAAGAGTCTAATAAAACTTCCTTGGTCTGACTGTGATACTGAAGCATCAGATACATCAACTGAGAAGAATGGTGTTCCGCTTGTATCTGTGCCATCATATACATCTATTCTACTAAAATTATCATTTGCAACATAAGCTGTTGTGGCCTCATTAGTTAAAACATCTAAAGTAACTTTAAAATCTACAAAGTTTGCTGGTATAGATGATGTATTTGAATAGTTGGTGTAAACATCCTGTATTGTAACATCACTAGTAGTAAATCCTAAGAATGTATTAGATGGAACAAAATCATCATCACCGAATACTGCAGCCGAATCTGTAGGGAATGAAAGACTCCTAATTCCTGAGTTTGCTGTATTTGTTGTATAGATTGTAAATGTATTATAATCTGGTAACATTGTAGTACTATGTAATACTGTCTCAAGTGCTACTCTTGTTTTTCCATAAAAATCACTGAATTTTATTTCACCACTTGTTGGAATTCCTGTTGTGGCATGATATATATCATCTTTATAATAATCACTAAATTCGATTGGATCCGTATCTGTGCCTGCTGACATTTCTTCTGAAATTCCTGTGTTTAATGTTGTACTAGCACTTGATGTAATTTTAAATGTTTTACTACCTGTTGTTCCAATTGCTGTTAAGTCTGAATCAGTAACTTCAGCTGCAGACCATAACCAGGTTCTATAATAATGTGTACCAGATGAAACATTACTATCATTTGAGGAAGTAGCTGATTGTATTTTGGTATCTGCTGCCGCGGTTCTTAAAAATTCTTGTCCATTAATGATTACACTATAAAAAGAATCATTAGTATTTGGTGGATAGTCACTAGTATTTTTCAATGATAACATTATCCAGTTACCTTCCGCCTGTGTATCTAATACTGTTCCATTAGGATAACTATTTGAGGAATTATTAAACCAACCAAAGTGATGAACTTCTAAAGTTCCTACACTACCTCCTCCAGTATATGATTGAGTTCCTATACTTCCTAATGAATTTTCATCTACGCCTAAAGTAATTCCTACAACGCCTGCAGATGTCCACCATGTTCCTGTTCCACCAGGAGTACTACCAAACCAATCTTCATTAACTAAGAATCCTGAGCCTAAGACTTGTGATCCATTTAACGCAGGATTAGTATCATCAAATCCTCTAGCCACTCTAGTGGTACCACTATATTCAGTTGTTTGTGCTGTTTTAAATCCATATACAGTTCCACTTAAAGTGGTCTCTATGGTATAAAAAACATCTGATCCTTCTTGTTCACGTACAAATCCTACTACACTACATGATGTACTTGCTGATGTAATTGTTGTGTCTAAATATGTAGGTTGACCTGTTGGATTAGTGTCACCCGCACCTTTTAATTTTATTTCACTTCCTGATGATACTAATGTCATTACTTAACTATCCCCGATATTAAATCTTCGAATTGTTCTACTTTGGCAACTCTATTCGGCCAATAAATATATTCTTTTTCAGGATTTTTCTTTAAATTTGAGAGCAATGGGAGAATAGAATTATATAACTTATTTAGCTTATCTTCTAATTCTTGTGAAGTTGCTGCAGCTGTAGTAGCTTCAGTTTTAACGGATTGTACTGCTTCTAATTCGTCTTCATCGACTGCAGTAAATCCGAAATCAAAATTTAATAAATCATCGCTCATAATTTCTCCTGTAATACTATTATTTATACAGTATTTTCAGATACTATTTATAAAAAAAGAAATTTATGAGGACTCTTCTATTTAATTCTTTTCGTGCTTCCCTTTAAATCAACTAAATATGCAAACATTTCAATTGAAGGAAACTCTTTTTTTAAATCAAGTAATGCAGTTAAGTTTTCTTTGTGATCATCGAATAATCTTATTCTTGCATACTCACCAGTTTTTAAATATTTTCTAAATATTATTTGTTTATTTTCTGCACTTGAACCACTCATATTACCAGCTCTTTCAACATATATATTCTTCATTGGTATACCATGTGATTCAAATGTTTTTATAAAAAGTTTTTTATCATCCATATCTGCCCTTGCAGTTACAATGATAACCTTTGAACCTTTGGCTGTAGCATTCTTAATAATTGCTTTAGCCTTTTCTATCATGCGACCGATTGGTGTAGCCGTTTGATAAAATATTTTTGCTGATTTAAACTCACCATAATCATACTCTTCATTTGGTTTTAACTTATATGTGTTAAACTCTTGAGGAGTTAGGGCTTTTGTTTTTTTAGTATTTGTATTCTTTACTAGTACACGAGCTTTTGAAACAAATAAAGTATCATCTATATCAAATATAGTTAATCCTTTACCTGCCTTTTCTATTAAAAACTCGTTAAACTTTTTCATAATTCTATTTATAAAAAAATAAAGTTATGAGTCTTCGTTTTTCTGATCTTTTAGTTGTTTTAAAAGCTCTATGAGCTCTTCTATTGTATTGACATCTTGACTATTTTCAGTATCAATTTCTACGTTTATATTAACTTTCATTCCCAAACAATTTTTATGCCTCTTCTTATTAGCTCGTTTAGACATTTTTGCCTAAGCTTAGGCTTTGCATTTCCACTATTAATATAATCGAATAACTCTTTCTTTGGAGTTTGTTTCATATAAAAGTGTTGTGTTTTTTTCTTACCTGTACTTCTATCTAATAGTATCTGTGATGGTTTAAATTTCGCTGGCATATTACCTTCCTTGGCCTCTATACTTTTTAAATGATCTTCTTTTACTTTTATTCATAGTGGATGTATCAGGACGTCTTCCTTGACTTGTCCCCTTTTTGATACCCGTATGCTTTTGCGAGAAAGCTCCACCCGATTTTGCCATTATTCTCCTGTTATATGATTATATATATGCTTCCACTTCCAAAATCTTGGAATTTCACCTTCATAAAAGGCGTTATGTTCATGAGCAACAATAATTGGATTTAAACCTAAGCTTTCTCCAACTTCTGCATTTATTGGTTTATCTTCAATCCACCAACAACCTGTATCTTTAAATTTAGCTAACTCTTCATCTTTATCAGCACCACAACCTAAATACACAAAGTCTTCCCAAATCTCTTTACCGAATAGTAATTCTAAGTTTTGAGTTCTTAGCTTTTGTGCATACTTATTAGTGCTTAAAGATGTTACACAAATAAACTTATAACCGTGTAACATATTTAATCTTTTTATGTAATATACAGCATCTCTGAGAGGTGGTAAAAATGCAATAGCTGCTGAATCATTAAACTCAGCAACGAAGTCGCTACCTTCGGCTTTTGTAACTCCGAATCTTTTACCTACATTATATTCGCTGTATATTTTAGTTTTGATCTTTTTGGTATGTTCCATGAAGTGTGTAAATGCGTATTCCCAGTTACAAAGAACTCCATCGCAATCTACTAATATAATATTTTCTTTCATATTTCTCCTTAACATGGGACTATTATACCAAAAAATGACATGTTTGTACATGCTTTTTGTGAAAAAAAGTCAACCCTTTTAGCTAAATAACCACATAAAAAACTTGATCTGATAGTACCAAATAGCTCCTAAAGCGATCAAAAGTACTATCCATACTCCAAGTTTAATAAACCAATCTATTTTACGCAAAATGATTCCTGATTGTTTCCAATTTATCTTCTGCCTCAGCAATTTTTCCAATCTGAGTTTCAATAGCTTCTACAATATCAGGATGTTCTCCAATACCAGCTGAGTTTCTTTGATATACCATTACATTTGCTTTGGCTACTTCAATTTCACCTTCTAACTTAGCACATAATGCTTTTAATAAATGGTTCATCCTACAAATTCCTCTCCTGGATTCCACTCACATCCAGTAAGACCACCAGCTTTTAATGCTTGTAATGTTCTTAACACTTCATGAGCGTTTCTTCCTGTATCTAATGCATTAATTGATGCGTGTTGAATAACTCTATCTTTATCGATGATGAATGTTGCTCTGTAGCATACTCCATTTTCTTCATCAACAATACCTAATTCATGCGATAAACCTAAACCGCAATCTGCTGCTAATGCATGTCTAATATTGCCAATTAACTCATTATCTTTTTTCCAAGCTAATTTACAAAATTCATTATCACCACTGATACCAATTACATTAGCTTCTTCTACTAACATATCCATACCAGCAATTTCTGTTGGACAAATAAATGTAAAATCTTTTGGATAAAAGTAAATAACACTCCAATCATTTTTGAGCGGAGTATAACCCTCATCTACACTTACTTGAACAAATTCGTTGTTTTCATTTACTCCATTTAAAACGAATGGAGGAAACTTTTCACCTACACTTAACATATTATCTCCCAAATAATTTTCTTCTTTTATATTCAGCAATTGTTTCTAATAACTTCTTGCTCCAATTATCGCGATGTTCAATGAATACTTGTGCGCCTTCATCTCCCGCGATTAAAGTAACCAATTGTGTAATTGGCATACCTGTTCTTTCTTCCCACATAATTGCGTATGCAGTTTCTTGTATAAAATAGTTTTCACAATATGATTTCTTTTTTAACTTCGCTGAAGTTTTATAATCAATAATAGAATTTTTACCATTCCATACACCTACGCAATCAACTCTACCTGCCACACCTAAATGATCTGAATAAAGTGGAGCTTCTTGCGCATAAACCTTTGTTAGGTTTTTATCTATAATGTCTTTTACTTCCATGAAGTTTGATTTCACAATTAAGTTAGCATCTTCATAATAATCTTCTTCATTATCGACATACCTTTCTAATACAGCATGAACCGCAGTACCACGAGTCGAAGCTCGTTGTGATACTCTATTGGCTTCTTCTTCACCAACTCTTGCTCTCCAAGCTTGTATAGCTTCTTCGTTTAAAATTCCGAGAACTGTTGTAATGCTAGGATAACTAGTATTATTAGGACAGGCATATTCTCTGCCACGGTCAGTACTAGTTGCCACCAAGTCATCATAACCGAGATCAATTGGTTCATGTTTAAAGTTTCCCATTTTCGTATAATTCCCTTGTCATAATAAAATCTCTTACAAAATCGCTTCGTACAATATCTTTCCAGCCGAATTCAACATGTTCAAAATATTTCATATGATCAACAATTATCATAAATTCTTTGATTCCATTTTTATCTCCAGATCTTGTAAAATCTGATTGATAATAATCACCGCACGTAATAAATCTGCAATTATCACCCAATCTTGTAATTACTGAACAAAGCTCGTGATAATTACAATTTTGCGATTCATCGACTATTACAATTGCATCTTTAATAGTTAATCCTCTTATAAAAGATGTAGTTAAAAATTCTATTTGCTTTGCTTGTAGCAATTTACTCCACGCTTCGTGATCTTCAAATAGATCATTAATAATAGCCTTATATGGAGTTTTATAAGCTTCTTCTTTTTCTTCTAATGTTCCAGGAAGAAATCCCATATCTCTTGTTGGTAATGCAGATCTTACAATTATAACTTTACTATATTCTTTTTTAAGAACAGCTTCTATAGCTAAATATAGAGATATAAATGTTTTACCTGTACCAGCAGAACCATCTAAACATAAATGACGACCTTTTTCGAAATATTCAAATACTTCTTTTTGTGCATCAGTTAATGGTTCTAATTGTTTTAAATGTTCTAAGCGTAATTTAGAAGGTCTTTTATTCATAATGCTTTAACACCTCATTTAGTCTTTGCATGTCTTTATCTCTTGTATATTTTTCTCTAAAATAATTTGATACTGCATATCTATCAAAATCTAAATCGGCCACTTCTTTAACTGTTTTTGCTAATCCTTTAGCTCCGATCCATTTTCTTTTAAATCCATAATCTTTTAGATAACAATCTGGTGGATCTATTTTATATATGACCTTACAACCATGAATTACTCCTTCATATCCAACTAAACCCAATGTTTCTTTTAAAGTGGGCCACAATAATATGTGAGTATCTGATAATGATTTCATAATATCTTTATGTAATGTATTAATATGTAGATTAATTCCCGACTTTTTTATCATTTCCATAGCAGTGATTGTTTGTTGTTTAGTTAGTTTTTCATCCCTCGTATATACGTGACAATTCCAACCTTCTTTATCTAAAATTAACATAGCATTAATTGCTTGTACGAAACCCTTTTCATTAACTGGTCTTCCAACAAAAACTACTTTTTTTTCATCAACTGGTTTTAAATCTTGAGCATCTTCTAAATAATGTATAATATCAAAACTTCCATTATAAAATCCTTGAGTTTCTAGCGTATTTCCCCATTTTTCTCTTTCCCAATCGTGGATTCTATGTGTTCTTATATATGGTTCATGCTCTCTTACTCTATAAGCTTTCATAGTTTGATCTGTTACCCAATCGTTTGGAGATAATACTTTTCCTCCTTTTTGTATAATTGCTAGTTGATTAAATATAGCACTATATGTTGGTATTGATGATGATGTTAGTTCATAATAGTGTTGCATATATAATATTTTATCCAATAATCCTTCAAACTTTTTTCGTAATACACCTGCTGTCATCATCGAAGAAAGTAATATTACATCATAATCATCATATTTCTCTTCTAAAAAAGAATAAAATTTATTAAAATTAAATGTCCAACTAACTCCCTTTCCCTCTTTATCATAAGGTCTAGAAGATAAAGGACTTAAAATAATATTAGGATCTGCAGAAATTGTATCATTTGGTACTAAAAGATGTACATCATGTTCAGATTCTAAAAGTAAATCATATATATTAGAAACCCATTTTTCTACACCACCAACAAAAGATTCTCTATCATATGTTGATGATCTTGGCCATTCAAGTAGTATTTTCATTTTGTTCTAATATTGTCTTTTAGCCTTGGAGGTAAACCTGATTTAATTCTATTTTGTACTTCTTTCCAGCCATCGCCAGCTTTTTTAAGTGTACCACCAACTTCGGTTGCAATAGTAGGTGCGCTTATAATCGATTCTAGTTCTGGGTTATCTTTTAAAAATTGTTCTCTATCGGCGATCTTTACCATTTTAGTAATTATCTCACCAGTATTTTTATTTCTAAATTCATATAACGGCATTGAACCACTCCGGGACTTCTCTTTTAGTCCATTCCATTTTAAATCTTTTTTGTTTTGTTTGATAAAAGTTTTGATATGACTTAACTGCATCTGTTCCACCTAATCCATGAACAACACACTCAGGATTTGATTTCATTGCTAGTTTAAATGGTGTCATACCTCCAGATCTATTAATATTTTGAGGTAATTGCTTAAGAACGTTTCTTAACTTAGTATCTGTTGAATGAATTTTTTCATAGCGATATGTATACTCATCGCATAGAGCAATGAAATGTTCATAGTGCCAACTATAATTGCAACAACTCTCTCCTGTCCATACTGTACAAGGATGTTTAAAATGTACTGCTTTGTAAAGTACATCTTCTCTTTCATCATTCAATCGATAATAATCTACCATTCTTTTACCTGATTTTGATGGTCTTTTTTCTTTAGTCCCATCCAACATTCTATGTATAGTAGATAGCATTTGTGCCGATTCAACAATCATTTTTACAACATGTTTGTCGCATTGTAGCTGGGCTGCTACAACTGGATCATCATCTAATACAAATACATTCATAATAATATTATACCACGTTTTCTATATAATGTAAACTAATTTATTTGATTTATCTCAATCATGTCATTAATGTATTGGTCAATATATGCTATTTTTTTCTCCATCTTATATGCCAATACTTCTTTTCCCTTTTTGATTAAATTCTTCTGATAGTATAATGCCTCTTTTTTGTCTTTCTTTAGGCGTTCCAATTGTTGTAAACTCATATATATTCTCCATAAGTTGTGTTAATTGTACTACCATAATATAAATTTAGTTTTCCTCCTTATTGTTTTATTAATCCTGGAAAAGCAGATTTCACAATAGCTTTAGTCACATATTTAAGACTTAGATTTTTATCTTTAGCTGCGATCAAAAGTTCTGCTTCATCAGGGTGAATTCTTTGTAGCATTTCTACAAAGAGTTGTTCTCTTTTAAATTGATTTAATTTAGGTGTAACAGCAGGAATAAAATTACCAAACTTAGGATATTCGAATCTAAGTTGTCTTGGTTCATCTGCTTGTTTAGCTTCTAAATTGTATGCTTTGTATGGCGGTGCGCCATCAGGTAATGCTAATTTAATAGCGTCATCGAGAGCGATTCTTAATATATCTCTAAGAGCAGTACAATCATGCTCTTGTAAATATGCAATTCTTTCGTCTCGAGTACTAATTTTATTTACTTCTTTTAAAATATCTGATATTAATGGTTTAGCCATTATAAAATTCCTCCACGACTTCAATCAAATGATTACATCTTTTCTTTATTAAATAATTCAATACACGCATTTTCATTGCTGGTTTTTGACTTTCATATGTATTTATAACATTATTCTGTAACTCTGTGGGAATCTCAGCGAGATCAATAAGAGTTTTGTTTCTCTGGTAATTTCTATATTCTTCACTTGTCATAACATCACGAAGATTATCTGCATTTTCTGCCCAATAATCGATTTTCTTTTTTGTCATTGGTGATTGTCTTATATCATCCATAATAGCATTATCAGGAGAAAGGACATTAGGTATACCATCACCTTTATCTCCTCTCATAATATGTTCGAACATGTATGATCTTGGATTTGGATCTGATACCATTTTCTTTTGAATTGGTGAATATTGTTTTACATTACTATATTTTTGTAATTGAATAAAATCTTTATCTGAAGAGATAATCATAATAGGTTCGCTTTGGCCAAATTCTTGAGTTTTTAATACAAGTGAACCGATAATATCATCAGCTTCTAAACCTTCTAAATGTAAAACTTTATACGGTAAATTTTCTTTAATTTCATCTCTTACAAGATTTAGAATTCTAAAGATTTCATTCCAATCTTGATCAGATTCTGTTCTATTCTTTTTTCTATGAGCTTTGTAAAAAGGAAAATAATCTTTACGCCATGTATTCATACCATCGGCACATATGACCATTTGGCCATATTCATCTCTATATTTTTTATTATACATACGAATACTATTCAGTATCATATGTCTAATCATATTTTCATCGTTTAGTTTTTGCACAATAATATTTGATAGTGCAATTTGTGAGTAATCAAGTAGTATCATGATGTCCTTGTTGTTCTAATAGTTTTTCGTAGATAACATCCATATATTCGTGTAAAAAATGCTTCATTCCACCATATCTCATGAACATAGAAGATAATAGATTTACTATCACAAAAACATCTTTTGATTCTTGTACATCTTTATTTCTAAAATTCATACCTTCGAATGGTGATCCATCTGCATCATTAACTAATTCCTCTATAACTGTAAGAATTAATTGTGCTGTATCTACGCAATCATCTGCAAAATATTCCATTGCCATATCTTCTTCATATTGTTCATCGGCAATTTGTTGCATTCTTTCTTTTATAGGAAACTTTATTATATTATCCTTCGACATAGTGTCTATTATACCATACTTTTAAAAATAAGTACATAGTTATTTTTAATAATTTCCTGAACTTAAAACAATCTTACAAATATGTTCCAACCTTTCAATATGTTCAAATGCTCTCCATGGCGTTTCATCAATAGCTACTACACCATGACCTTTAATACCAACAATATCAAAATAACACGATCCATCACTTTGTAATCCAAGATTATCAAAACAATGATCAGCTAATTCTTGAGAAATTGGTGGAACATCAGGTACATTTGTTGCTACTTTAGAATAACGTCCTAGTTCTGGAAAATTAGTTACTAGTTCGTTTAGTTGAATTCCAGCGTGCATAGCTGAAACAATATATGTTGGATGAGTATGTAACACCACACGTGTTTCTGTTGGTATATTTTTTTGTAATCCCCAGTGCAGAGGTAATTCTCCTGTTGGTTTTAAACCTGATGCGATATCTGTGAAATACATATCATCACAATTATCGACTTTTAATTTTTTAAACATATCATATTGAATAACTGGCTTTCTAACACCAGATGGAGTTACATAAAAATGATCTCTATCTGCATGTCTAAGAGATACATTACCATCTCTTGTACTAATCATTCCTTTATCATATGAATGTTTCATCACTTCACATATAGTTTCTAACATAATATTTCCTTACTTTATATTTTTTACTGCGTTTCCACCAAGCCTGATTTGTATTATACCATTATAATAGTCATCAGTTAGTAAAACTCCTCGATCAAATTGCTCTTTAGCTTCTAAATATGCGCATTCACCCTTTGTCTTACAAAGATGAAGTATTTCTCTATGAAACATTTCTTCACCTTGTTTTTGAACATCTTCGTTTAAATGTTTATTCGAACCATAATAGGTTTTCCAATCACTCTCAACTAGTAAACGTTTACGACGCTTTCTTGTCTTCGTAATTGGTAATGTTTTCTTGCTCCAAAAGAATTTTTTCCCTATGTATTTCTTTCCTGTCGCTCTGTTCGTTATCAGATAAACGAAACCATATACGTCGTTGTGATTGAATTCTTTTGGTAGTTCGTATTTTTTGCCTTCGTAATGCCATGTCATATACCTATTTATTCATCAAAATTTAGCTCATCTGCAGGTTCAACTGCAGTTCCGCAATGCGGACAATAAATAGTTTCTGGTCTCTCATCTTCAAAATACATTTTTGTTTCAGTAAAACAAAACTCACAACTATGTGTATACCAATGAGTTGGATTCATTTTTTTATTCCTTAATCGAATTGCGCCTTTAGTTCGTTATATCCACCGATTTTTTCTCCCATAAAAATAATCTGTGGAAAAGTTCTTGCTGTAGGAAATTTCTCCATCATTTCCTCTCTTGTAAAATCTGTACCAAAGGATTTGTATTCATATTCAACTCCTTTTTGTTCACATAATTGTTTTGCCATATCACAATATGGACATTGTGGTTTTCCATAAATTTCTATCATTTCAATATTTCTCCTATAATATACATTGTTCCTAACATAAATCCTACTAAGCTTACTTGTAGAATAGATATGCCAATAATTAATTTACCTTGGATATCAGCCCAATATTTAAGCTCACCATTAATCCATTCTTTTTGTTCTTTTGGTGTACAATCTCTGGGTTTAATAAATAAAAATTCTAATTGTTGTGGCATTATAAACTTAATCCCGCAAGTTTATTTTCATCCATATCTTGCTTTACACCACCTACAACATATGAACTAATTTCTGTTTCTTGAGGTGCAACTTGTACATTTCCACCTCCAATCCATTTTTCAGTCCAGGGTAATGGGTTCATCTTTGATACTGTATAAGGACAAGGCAAACCTAATGCTCTCATTCTTTTACAACCAATCCATTCAATATATTGATTTAAAATTGTTTCATTTAAACCAATCATTGAACCATTTCTAAATAAATATTTAGCCCATTCTTTTTCTTGTTCAATAACATTTGTAAATAATCTTACAACTTCCTTTTCTTTTTCTTTTGCGATTTTTACAAAGTCTTTATCTTCTTCTAACATTTTTTTGATCATTGTAGTTGTTGCAGCTAAATGTGTATTTTCATCACGGGCAATAAATTTAATAATCTTTGCATTACCTTCCATTTTTTTAAGTTCGGCAAATGCCCATGAACAAGCAAATGAAACATAAAATCTAATACCTTCTAAGGCATTAGCACTCATCATACACATGTATAATGATCTTTTATGATCCATTCTATTTGTAGCAGAATTATTATCTTTAATTAGTTCATCATAGTATGTAGCAATATCGTTACCACATTCTAAAATTTCTTTAACATTTAACATACCATCAAATACAGCAGAAGGATCAGGATAAACATTTCTAATAATATGAGTATAGCTTCTGCTGTGTATAGTCTCAAAAAAGCTCCATGTCTCGATCCAGTTTTCGACTTCCGGTAATGAGGCGATAGGTAAAAAAGCAATATTAGGAGCACGTCCTTGAACCGAGTCCAATAAGATTTGTCTTTTGAGGTTTGATGTAAAGATGTGTTTTTCATGTTCTGTTAGTCCATCAAAATCTTTTTTGTCTTTTGAAATATCTACTTCTTCAGGTCTCCAAAAAAATCCTAATTGTTTTTCTGTTATTTTTTCTATCTGTGGGTATTTTACAACATCAAATCGTTGGATATCAACTGATTCATCTAAAAACATATTTTTATGCAGGTGTGATTTTTTACTCTTTTTAAGTACTGACATTTAATTCCTCTTTAGTTTAATTATATTTTACAGCTATCGCAATCTTCTTCATCGATTGGTAAGCTTTCGCCATCATAGGAATGATGAGTTTCATTGTCGGTCATTTCACCAGCACCATCATATGTATTAAAATAGTATAGCTGCTTTAGACCGTATTTGTATGCTGTCACAAGATCAGTAATCATAGATGACATTGGAATCTTATTATCTTCGTAATGTTCTGGATTATAAGATGTATTTACACTAATTCCTTGATCAATGTATTTTTGTAATATCGCACAAATTTTTAAATAACCATCTGGTGATTCTTGCTCCCAGAGTAAGTCATATTTATTTTTGAGATGGTGATACCCTGGAACAACCTGAGCCATGACTCCATCTTTACTTTGTTTGTACGATACCAATGCTCTTGGTGGTTCAATACCATTCGTACTATTACTAATTTGTGCACTTGTTTCAGCAGGCATTAATGCCATTAGAGTCGAGTTTCTTGTTCCCGTTTCTAGGACTTGTTTACGTAGGTCTTCCCACGGTAATCTTACTTTATGCTCTATCAAATTATCTATTGCACTCTTATATGTATCATTAGGAAACTCTCCACGAGCATATTTTGTGTGTTTTTTCAAAGGAATTTCACCTTTTTCTTTAGCTAATTGTGCAGATGCTTTAATTAGATAATATGACCAAGCTTCAGCATATTCATCTACAATTTCAAATGCTGATTCATCATATTTTAAACCACGTTTGGCCAAGAAATACGCAAGGTTGATGATACCAATTCCAAGAGGTCTTCTGTTTTTAGTACCTGCTTCAGCTGCGGCAATTGGATAATCTTGGTAATCAAGTAACTCATCAAGAGCACGTACAGCAAGATCGCAATATTTTTCAAATTCAGATGTTTCATTGATTAGACCCCAATTTATTGCTGATAATGTACATAAACTAATTTCTCCTGTATGATCATCGTATGATTGTAATGGTTCAGTTGGTAAATCAATTTCACAACATAAATTACTCATTCTAATTGGTGCAAGTTCAGGTATAAATGAACCATGATCATTTGCATGATCTACATTCATAATATAAATTCTTCCTGTATCTTTTCTTTCTTGTAATAATGTAGAAAATACTTCAAGAGCTGGTAAAGTTTTCTTTCTTATACTATATGCTCTTTCATATTTTTCATATAATTCTTTAAACTTATCTTGATCTGCAAAGAATGATTCATATAATCCTGGAACATCATTAGGATCAAAGAAAGTAATATTACCACCAGTGATTAATCTTTCATACATCAACTTATTTAATTGAAATGCATAATCCATGTGTCTTACACGATTTTCTTCTGTACCTTTATTATTTTTAAGTACGATTAAATCTTCAAATTCATAATGCCATAAAGGAAGATAAACAGTTGCTGCACCTCCTCTTACTCCACCTTGTGAACATGATTTTACCGCAGATTGAAAATATTTTAAAAATGGAATTAATCCTGTATGTACTACAGAACCATCACCAACTTTTGCTCCTTCGGCTCTGATAGAACCTGCTCCAATACCAATACCTGCTTTCTTACTTATGTATTTGACAATAGAAGTAGCAGTAGCATTGATACTATCAAGACTATCTCCAGCTTCAATAAGTACACAAGAAGAAAATTGACGGGTTGGGGTACGAACCCCTGCCATAATCGGCGTAGGTAACGAAATATAGAATTGAGAAATTGCATCGTAGTATTCCTTAACGTACTTCATACGTGTTTCTTTTGGATAATTAATGAATAGCGTTGCTGCTACCATCATGTATAACATTTGAGGTGTTTCGTAATGTTCTTTCGTTCTTCGATCTTGTACTAAATACTTACCTCTGAATTGTTCCATACCTGCATAGGTAAATGTATTATCTCTATCGTGTTTGATATAAGCATCTAATTCATCGATCTCATCACGAGAATATTTTTCCATGATGCTACCATCGTAAACTCCTCTACTTACATTTTCAATAATTATTTGAGCAAGAGGCCATGGTGTATAATCGCCATAAACTTCTTTTCTTAATTTGTAAGAGATAAGTCTGGCTGCAACAAATTGATAGTTTGGAGTATGCTCTGAAATGAGCTCTGCAGCCGACTTAATAAGTAATTCGTGTATATCATATGCAGGAATTTTGTCGTATAACTGTATATTTGCTTTTAATTCTATTTCTGAAATGGAAACACCAGTTATATCTTCGCATGCCCATTCGAGAACTTTATGTACTTTCTCGAGATCAAAAACTTGTGTGGTCCCATCACGTTTAGTGACGTTTAAATTCATAATACTTTGTCCATTGTTCATATTGTAATATTATATATTATACCACGATTAGACAAAAAAGTAAATGTTTATTTAATCTTTTTTTCTAATTTTTCGATTCTTTTAATAAGTTCTGGGTATGCTTCAAATTCATGAAGTTCTTTACACGGATGTGAGTTTGATTCTAACTCATCTAATCTCTGTGCTGCGAGAGGATATTGCTTTCTAAACTTAGCATCTTTTTTCATAAGTTCCAATTCATACTTTTCTGCAAAGTATTCCATAAACCTATCTACTTGTTTTTGAAACCAAATTCCTAGTGTTGTACCTTGGAACCATTGGTAGAATGAACTACCAATGATCGAAGATAATATTGATTTTAGTGTTAATACTATTAACCAATGCATTTTTATTTTTCCTTTTTAGATAACCTCTGAATTGCTTTTACATAGTTTGGCATACCGTGATCTACTATACCATCAAAGAATTTAAATCTCTTCCATGAGTTTAGTACTCCAAAAAATAAATCACCCCATGTTGGTTTAGGTTGTTTTTCACCATTTCTATCGAAATAAATCATTTCGCCATGATGTCTAAATCCTAACCATGCAGGAGGAATTCTACATACGATATCATTATTGTTCATGAATCTATAATGTGGACATTTAACATGCTTAATAAATCTTGGTCCACCTACTCTTGGTGATCCAAAAGTAAATAATTCATGTGGTTGATATCTTGTTGCGGCAATTGTTGCCATTGCAGCACCTAGTGAATGTCCTGTCATGTAAACATCTTTACGAACTTTTAATTGATCATTATGTTCAATTTCAGCTAATACATCCATCCAAAGATCATTTACTTCTTTTTGAAATCCACCATGTACTTTACCACCAGCTACAGCGGCTTGTTTAATTACATTTAAATCAGCTAAGACATCATTTAATTTTGAAGGTTCTGTACCTCTAAAGGCAAACCATAAATCATTTCTATCTTTTGCTACTAATACTTCAGCACCATCGCGACTAATTAGTTTAGCCCATGGGAAACCGAGTTTCTTTGCTGCATTAATCGCAGGCTTTTCATTCATATAAGCAATTGCAGAAAGTTTTGCTGCAATCACTGCTCTGTCCCACTTCCCAATTTGCTCTTTCATTCTAGTTGTCGCCATTATCATTCTCCACTTTAATTTCAACTGCTCCAGCTTCTTCATCATTTATTGTCACATTCCTATAATAGACTATCACCTCACCGAGTTGATTAATATAACGTTTAATTTCTTGAGTATTATAAGACATCATCTCATAATCCTCAACACTCATGGCGACAAAAACGACATCGCCTCCATGTTTCTTTTTAATATCATCGAGGAATTTATCTAAATATGTATATCCCTCTGGATATAAATCTTCTCTACCTAACTTACAATTAGGCTTTTTTGTCTCTGGGTCTTTTAAACAAGACTCTATAATCTTTGCATCTGATACAACATACCATTTTGGTTCTTTTAAATCAATAGGTCTTGGTAATGTTGGTTGTGTAATTTGTAATTTAATTGGCTTTGTAATTACCTCAACTTCTCTTGGAGCTTGTTGTAATAATGAACAACCACTAATCGTTAAGACTAGAAATGCGATTGCTATCTGCTTCAATTGCATCGAATACCTCCTTGGTTGCATTATTAACTCTTGTTTCCATCAAACCAGGTTTGGCACTAGCCAACTTAGCAATATTATGTCTTCTAAATATATCTAAATATTCAGACATTTCTGCTTCGTATTGTTGATTTTGGATTTGTAATCCTCTTAAGGATTCAGTGGTCACAGCTAAATTATTTTGAATAGATTCAATTGCTGCTCTTTGTTCTTGATCTCTTAGATCTTGAGCTATAATAACTTGTGCTTGTTCTTCCAGCTTATTTTTCATTGGAACAACTGAGAATTGGTAGTATAAGAATCCACTTACACTCATTGCCATAATAACACTCATCAAAATTTTTGTCATACTATAACCTATCTACGTCTATACCTAATACCTTTTTAATTGCTGCCTTAAGTTTTTTCTCATCACGTCCCCATTTTTTACTATAATCATTAAATTTAATTGTTGGTCCGCTAACACTAAGATCTTTACCATATATGTCATAACCAGCCTTTTTAAAAGCTTGTTCTACATCATATCCATAAGCTCTATTTTTTAACTCTAATTCATATGGTCTATAATATCTAAAATCGTATTTACTTAAAGCTTCTAAATGTAAATTAGCTTCTTGTTCTGTTACACCTAATTTGTTTAGTAGAACATTAATCTTTTTATTAATAGCACGAATTACTGCAGAACTAGGTTTATTATTCTTTTTAATTAATCTAGCTTTTGTTGCTAATAATTCAGCATATTCTTGCCATTCTTCAGCACCTTTCATTTCTTCTACTGCTTCTGTTACTTCTTTTTGTTCTGCTTTTGCTTTAGCTTCTGCACGGGCAGTTCTTCGTGCTAAAATTCTTTCGACAAACTTTTTACCTTCGCGAGTTCTACCATCATAGATTCTTTTCTTTTTCTTTTGAGCATTTTTACCCATAGCATCAGCTGGAAGAGATACTCCTCCACCTGCAACTGAGTTTGCTGCTGCATCTTCCCACATGTCTTTAAAATTTTTCATTGTGCTGCCTTTAATTCTTTACCTATCTTTTTAATATCATTCCTTGTTAACTTCGATTTAACGTTTTTAGAAACTTTAATAGCTTTATTATAAATCGATTTAGCTTTTTTTGGATTTTTAACTGCAATAACACTTAATAAAATAGCTCCTAATGTAACTGCGCCTAAAGCAGCAATTCTACCAAATATTGCAGCTGCTACTTTTGGTGCTATTTCTATTCCTAACCATTTACCTACATCTATAATTAATCCAACACCCAAGCTTTGAAGTTTAATTATAGCTGTTAAATCATATTTTGTCGCAATCGAATATATTACAGTACCTTTTACTGCTGATTTTATCGATAAAGGTGGTCCTGCTAATTTTACAATTTCTTTACCCAATCGTAAAGCTACCATTCCAACTTGGGCCCAAGCTTCATCCAATTCATTATATTCTTTAAACGACATTACTGTCATTTTTTAATATCCGCACTTGTAACTAAAAGTTTTTGTTTTGTAATAACATGTTCTACTTGGTAAACATTTAAGCCAAAAATAGAACCATAAGGTTCTACAAAATCATTTACTTTTACTTTATTATTTATAAATCCGATTATCTCGCCTGTATCTATAGAAGCAATTTCATTCGTTAAAAAATAAGTACCAGGAGTTAACTTATGATTTACATTGCTTTCAGATAAATCGATCGATTCCATATCACCGAAAATTTCATCTAAAACTTCGCGAATAGATTCTTCATCCATTCCAGTTTTTTCTTTGATTAAAAATAAAGCCGAAGCGTAAGTTGCTAATTTATTAACTAAACCACCACCAGGAACTTTGTTAAGTAATCTTTTAATATTAAATACTAATCTATGAAAAACAGTATATGCTGATTTTTCTTCAGGTGTAGTTCTCTTTTTTAAAACTTTACCTTTATCATCAATAATACCCAATTCATACGCAGGCAATTTATTCCAAGGTGTTACTAACAACTTGAGAAACCTAAAGGCGTAAAATAAATCTCCTGTTCTTGATAAAATTCCCATTAAATGTTCCTTAATCTTTGTACCACAAATTCATCAAGTGGTACTTCAACTTTATAATCTTCCGGCAAATAATGTAAAAATACTAAAAAAGTTTTTAAGATTGAATAATGCTCTTCTTCTACTTTAAACCACATCATACGATTTGCTGCTTTAATACCAAACACATTATAGATTACTATAATATGATTTAGTATCAATCTTTCTTGTAAATCGCCTGTCATTTCATAGCGTCTAAGCAATCGTTTCAGATACTTAAATCTTCTTAAATCATCTTTGAACTCTTCTATTTCACAACACTCTGGATTATTATAGTTTTGTGAAGCAAAAAGCTCAAAATTCTTGTTTGTCAATTTATCAAATATTTTCATCATATATTATCTATAAAGATAATTTTACATTAAACGTCGCCGTCTTTCTTAGCCTTTAATAATTCTTTCCAAGTATTACCTTCAAATCCTAAATACAGTTGAGCATACTTAACAATGTCTTGCTCTCTTCCTGTAAGAATAGCAGCATCTGGTCCACCATATCCATCACCTTTACCTCTCATCAATTTAGCCTTTAATCTAAGTTTCTTAGCTTGTTTTGCAACAGGATAATCTTCTAGATCAGTCATAATCTCAAATGATGCTTCTGATAATATTAAATTATTTTCTCTTACTTTAAAAAAATCCATTAGTCTTCCTCGTTATCTGCTTCGTAGTTTTTATCTACGTAATCAAAAAATTCTTTCTTTTTCTCGCCTTCTAATTCTGCTGGTGATTTAACACCAAACTTTTTCAAAGCAGATTGGAAAAATCTTTGATATTTTTCTTTATCGCTTTCTGTTTTTACTTCTACTTTTTCATTAGCTTCATTGGCTAATTGTAAAGCTTTTTTCACTTCAGGATGATCTGATAATCCTTTCTTAAGCTTTTCAATTTTCTTAACTGCAGGTGTCATAGCTCCGCCCATGCTTGAAGCAATCTTAACTGCTTTCTTCACAAGTGCATTTTCATAAGCCATATTTCCTTCTAGTAATTCCGGAAATAGATCTTCGATATCATCTGAATCCATATCGTATTCTTTTGATTGCAAATATGCTAGAATATTCTTCTTTTCTCCAGAAACATCGTAACCAAATCTTGTTTTTTTAAACTTAAGCTTATATTTTTTAGCTGCAGCAGGAATACCTTCACCAGTGTGATCGATATCTACTTTAGTTTTTCCTTTACCAGCTTTTAGCTTGGCTTCATCAAGAGAAATGGTCATTTCTTTAACAACTGTTCCATCTTCTTTTTCACCTGATTTTTTTACAGGGTGTTTAGCTTTAAAGTCTTTTTCACCTTTAGCTCTTGGTTCTTCAACCTCTTTAACTTCAGGTTTTTCGTGGGTATAACCCTTTTCAGCGTATTTTTCGTGTTCAGCTTTATCTTTAACTTCCACTTCTTCGCCTTCAGGACTATACATCATATGAGGATATTTCACTTCCTCTTTTTTTGTTTTACCTTCGACAACGTCACTTACAGATGCAGCAACGCTTTTGGTAATACTATCGTTTAGCTTCATAGTTTTTCTCCTAGTTTATAAAAAGCATTCCTGTGATGCCAGTGGCTGCTGCCGCTATGACTACCCAGAATATTTTGTTAATAATATTTACAGTGGCCGCATTAGTGCGAACCAAATCTTCTAATCTATCAACTCTATTTATAAGAGTTAATATCTGTTCTCCTTGTTGTTTACCAAATTCTGTCAATGTAGAGATTTTTTCTTCAGCACGTGCCAAAGCAATAATCGCCTCTGACATTTGGTCGATTTTTTGTTCTATGCGATCAAGTCTTTGAGCTTGTTCAGCTCTTTGTTCAGCTGCTGTTGCCATATAGATATACCCTACATTTTAATGGTGTAACACCTTTTATTAATCGATGATATTCGCCCTTTTTAATTACAAATACCATACCCTCTTTTAAAAGCCAAGGTAAGCATTTATCAACTTGATATTGCCAACCTTCACCTTCTAAAACTTCTATTTCTCTATCTTCCATATCACGGTGCCACACAAATTCTTCGTCTTCCCTTGTTGGATCAAACGTTCGTATGATGCCGTCTTCCCAGTACGGCTTACCAAAAGTAATTTCCACCGCCCTTTAGTCCTAATTCTTTTGCGTACTTTGGTAATCTACATGCCCAATAACCAGGAGATAGTTTATCCGTTTTCGTATCGCAATTATGTCTAGCAGCAAAACTTTTAGCTGCTTCTTTATCATTTATTTTTGATGATAATCCGCCTTTTTCATCACCAAAAGTAATCTTTTTTACATTTCCTGTTGTAGGATTTTTTACATATACTACATATTTTTTACCAGGTCCTGAGTTTCTTTTTGGTTTGTTTAACTCAGGTTGAGCTTCTTCAACCATAGGTTGTTCTAATGGAACATGAACCCCTTCATATAATCCAAACCTTTCTTCAATGTGTTCTAAAAAGCTATGCATTACACTTTTACCCTTTTAAAGAATTGAAGTTGTTTATCTAATTCTTTTGCTGCCTTATCTAACTGATCTTTAGCAGCTTTAATTTTTGCTTTATTTAAAGCTCTTTCATCTGCAGCTATTTGGTTCAATCTATCTCTTTCATCTTTAATTCTTTGCTTAGCATCTAATATATCATCTTTAGCCATTCTTAATCGAGTTAATTTATCTGCCTTTTTCATTACTTTTGCTCTTTTACGATCAGCAATAGCTTGTTTTGCATATCTAACTGATAAAGCTTTTCCACCTTTTACAATACCTTTAACTGCCAATTTCCCCATAAAAATACCAGCTTTAGTTGCTAATTCAACTGCTTTATATGCTTTATCAACTACCATTAATAATGCATCTTCATCCAATTGCGATAAATGCATATTAGCTTTATTTTCATCCATTTCTAGAATTTCTTCTAGTGTTTTTGGCTCTGTATATTCGTTAAAACTTTTCATTTTTGGCTTTTTATCCATTTTTGTGCTTTCGCATTTTCAGGTGGCTTTTTGGCCCACGCTGCAATCTTTTTATAAGCATCCATTGTTGCTCTATCAATATCTGAAGCTTCAGAATTATCAACAACAATCATTCTATTTCGAAACAAACCTTGAAATTTTCCGATATTCTTTTGAACATCTTTCCACATCTTTTCTACCTGATCATCGGGCAATTGACGTGGCCTAGATTTATTTCTTTTTAATGCTGTTTCTAAATCTGTATTTACAAAAATCATATAAACAGCATAACCTATATCTCTTAATCCATCAACTTGTTTTTTGATTTTACTGTAATCTTTACCAGTACCATCAATAACAAGTCCTAATCTTCCCTTTAAAGCAATTTCCATTTGCTTATTAGTTATATTTTTTGCTTTGGCCCTTACTTCTTGACCTTGTACAGAAAATATATCTTCTGGATCCATTGTTAATCCAGCTTTTTTCAAACCTTTTTCAAATTGATCATCAGAATTAATTAATCTAAATCCTAATGACTTTAAAGAAGTTTTACCCACCACAAATGATTTACCACTTCCTGGACCACCTGCTAAAAAAACTGCTTTAAATATTGAAGGATCATTTATTCCTTCCATCATATTTAAATAATCAGTAAAATTATTTTCCAAATTCATGTCCAGCTACTCTTTTCATTTGCTTAACATATTCATTATAATCTGGCTTCTTTCTATAAAGTTTAATAGAGATCTCATCTCTTTCTTTTCCTTTGATTCTCCAATTATAACCTTTTTCTTTATGTTCAGGATCATCAGTTGGAACTACTCTTCTTTTGAAACCATCTTCCCACGTTTCTCCCTTATACTTTCCTTCGCCTTCGCTCATATCAGCTAAGCTATAAAAAGTTGCGAAAGATATGTAATTTCTACTTCCTATCATTTTAAATTATAAGTAAAAGTTTTACCTTTTGCTTGCTTTTTCTTTGTTACTTTCATTTTAGCAAGACGAGCAATATTATTTACCAATTCTTCGTCTCCTCTCTGCAAAGCATCAACCATTACATCTTCTACTTTTTTTAGAATATGTTTTACAATAGCTCTATCTCCTGCGACTAAAGCTTCATCTGCGTATTGATGCTCATTAAATCCTTTCATTATTATAAACTTCCAGATCTCGGTGTTGGTTTAGATAAAATTTCTCTTGCTTTTTTTGGATTTTTCTTTAACATAGTCATTGCTTGATCTAAATAATCTTCGGAATCGCCGTAAGAAACTCTACTCCATCGAGGATTACCATCTTGATCTGAAAGATATTGTGCAATTCTTAATCCATCAAATGCTCCACCATCGTCAGAAGTATATCTTCCTTCTTTGAACATCTTTCCCCTTTTAACGATTAACATTGCATCTTTCTTATCCATATCGTAATCTTTTACTAACCAATTGATAAGATTTTTTTCTTCTCCACCGAGAGTAATAACTGCTTTACGCTTGTCCCAATTTAACATTACTACTCTTTTGTCATCTTGCCAATCAGGTGCAAGCCTTTGAGGATTACCAAAATC